TACACCGATTATCTTCGACCAAGATAATACTTTACTTGTGATTATAGATGAGGGAGATGAATGATAATTGATTGGTTCTCCGAATCCCCATCAGACCCTCCCGTTCTCTACGAGAGGCGCAGGGGTGCTGATGGTGTATTGCATGAGCGATACATCATGAGTGAGGATGATGACTATGTACAGCCCTTCTGTTGGGTTGACCAAGCATCCCCTACTCATGTACTACGTCGCATTCAAAGACTCGGTGCAGAAATACATTATGACATTTCAGCGAAGGGATTACACAATCAGAATCTATGGAAGGTTACAGTATCACATCCCAACTTACTTTGGGAGTTAAAGGATAAGTGTCCACGTTGGACATACGAGGCTGATGTCAATTACCTTGACCAGATTCTTCTGACAAACTATCCTGATGAGATACCTGACTTCCATCCTCGTAAGTGGTACTTCGACCTTGAATGGAACCCGAATGATGATGACGACTTTACAACGGTCATGGCTGTTGTAGACAGCGACCTTCGTACTCCCGTTGTCTTTGCATGGAGTAGAGACAGCATACACAATACGACTCGTAAGACCGAGTTTATTGATAGGTATGGTGGTTATGAACTACGTACATATGCTAACGAGCATGAGATGCATGATGGTTTCTTGACGTTCCTTGAGGAACGTGACCCTGATATGCTTATTGCTCATGCAGGACATTGGGCTGACTTACCACATCTACACCGAAGGCTTGGTGCTGAACGTGGGCGCATGTCACCACTCAACATATTCGTTGCACCCCCCAAAGATGGGAGTGGGTACAAGAGTACACGTCAACCTATCAAGGGGCGACTGGTGTTTGATACTGCGGCTCAATGGACTGATGGAAGTGGCTTTGAGGGCATATGGCAAAAGTCCGGTAAGGGTCAAGCACAATCACGTAAACTCGATTGGTTCGCTAAGGAACTTGGTTTCGGAGGTAAACTAACAAATGACATTGAGGGTATGACTGTATTCAATGGATGGACTGATTACTATGATGACTTCGTTGATTACTGTCTTGTCGATACAACACTCTTGCGTGATTGTGATGACAAACTTAACTGTACTAATTTCCACTTCGCATTGCAGAAAGTCTGCGGTGTGCAGTTTGGAAGTACACACAAGGTTACTCGATACTTCAGGGGATTGATAGGACGACGTACCGAACTCAAAGCCCCTTCATCATTCATACAAGAACGACCTGAATTGGAAGCGGCATGGGTTATGCAACCTGTACCGGGTCGTCATGAGAACGTCGCTCTCATGGATTTCGCTTCACTATATCCTAACATTATCCTCTCCGCCAACCTGTGTTGGACGACCCTCGTTGATGAGGGTGGAGAAGGAATACTTACACTCATCATACCTCCTAAGCGAGAGAAGGACGGTACATACATTCATGGTACTGGTGGTACATTCCATTGGGACCAATCAAAGGAGGGACTGTTCCCGAAGGTTGTCAAGGAACTACTTGCCTTGAGAAAGCAATACAAGACAATGATGAAGGAAGCAACTGATGCAGATGAGAAACTCGGTTACAACATGTTACAGATGGCTGTAAAGGTTGCAGTAAACGCTCTCTATGGAATGACAGGAAGCCGTAAGATTGGCGGTCAATGGAGTAGTTATGCCATTGCATCATCCATTACATATCTTGGTCGCAAGTCTATCACCATGCTCGTTGATGAGTGTGAGAAGCGTGGCTACAAGGCTCTTGCAGGACACACGGACTCCGTGTATGTGCAAGTACCATTTGATGATGCACACCCTCTATGTGAAACGCTCACAGGTATCTCACAGAATGAATTGAACTTGGCGTATCTTGATGTCGAGTTTGAAGCGTTCTTCCCATACTGGTTTACAGCCAATACGAAGAACAGAAACTTCGGACTCATATCATGGCCTTTGGAAGATAAAGGTAAGATGAAAGTAACTGGTTACTCACTTAAGGCATCCAACGCCCCTGCGGTAACGAAGGAGATTCTTTCATCAGCGTTTGAGTTGATTGCTACTGGTGCTGATGAGAATGAGGTGTACAACAATGTTAGACCTGCTGTTACGAATCTGTACAAGGGTGGTAAGTCTGTTGATGAGATTGCTTCAAGTGGTCGCATAAATAAGAAACTACATGAGTATGACAAGGTTGTACCCAACCCTGCTAAGGCGGCGAGATACTCTAACCAATACCTCAAGACTGACTTCAACAAGGGAGACAGTATCAAGTGGGTATTCGTAAACGGTGTACCCGAAGGGCAACCTCTCACCAATGTAATAGCATACGAGAATGTAAATCAACTTGAGGATTACGACATCGACTGGTCTACTGTAGTAGAGAAGTGGGTGCGTTCAAAAATCAAATCAGTATACGAAACCCTCAACTGGGATTTGGATGCAGTAACAGCAATGAGAGTTCCTAAAAAATATGGATGGTAATAAAATGAAAAAAGATTGGACACAAACAGATGCGGCGAAAAATAAAAAGTTTATACACAAGACTACAGATATTCCCATGCAATGTTCTCTTTGCCCTAAGAAGGGTTTGAATGATTTCTTTGAACTCAAGGCAAAGGATATAACACACTATTTGTGTGAGAATTGTTTCACTTGGATATGCGCCCAATCAGACTTTAGAAAAAACAATGAGTGATTAAAATGAGTAAATGGAAATTTTGGAAAAAGGTACAAGAAACGCAGACGGTAAATTCATCAGTAAAGTATTGCTGTAACTGCGGTGGAAAGGTCATGCGACAAACGAAACTAAATGAGTTTTTCGATATGACTCCTACGAATCAGAAACGATTATATGATTTCGAGAAGGAGAACCGAGAGGTCACCGAGAGCATTGGGTTCAATAACAAGCGAAGAAAATACAGGGGGAATATATGATGGATGAAACGAAGAAGGTATTAGTCAAAATAGAACGACTAAGAGAATCCGCTTTACACACACTCGATACATTAGATGTAGCGGTGAAGGGTATCGTGGATGCAATGAAAGAAGGTAACAGCAGAATACAAATGAGGCTCACTCTTACGAAGGTCCTTGTACAAATCTGTACAGCGATGGAGACAATGAGTATTGCATCACTAATCGAGGATGGTGAATACGATGACGCTTGAAAAGAAGTGTATAGTATGTTCAGGGATATTCACCCCTTCTACGAATACAGACCCAAACAAATTGTGTTTTGATTGTAGGGATAAGAGGACGTTTACTGCTCAAATGACAAAGGTGTTCACCAATATTCAGAATGGTATGCAAGCAATCGAGGACCGCTTGGCTACTTTAGAGAGTAAAATATCATACATAGGTACTATCGTACAAGCCGAAGTATCGACTAAGATAGATGAAATCGAGCGACGAAGAGATGGTGATTTGGAAGTCGATGTTAAGATGATGGTTGACTCAAGGATGGCTACAATCAATTCACGAATAATTACCTTGGAGGATAAGACAATCAATTCCATAAAGGTACTTGACCCGAACAACAAACTAAGACACATATGGAGATGATGAGATGAGTAGAATAGAAGATGAAGTATGCGAGAAAATACAACAACGAGCGCAGGTCGGCCTTGCAAAGTACGGGGTGAGTATGGAGGATGAGAAACTATCTCGTCTTAAGTGGCTCATACACGCACAAGAAGAAGCAATGGACTTAGCCGTGTACCTACAGAAGTTAATTGAAATTGAACAAATGGACTTACCTCACAACAAGTGGCTAAAACAAGTGAGGGAAGCCTCTCATCCCAACGACACTAATACGTTTTCTCGTGGCATGTTTCCTGCTAATTGGAAACCAGCCCCCTTTCAATTGCAGGAGGAAGAAGAATAATGAGATGGAATCCTACTGGTGATGATAGTCGTCAATTGATAGACGAGTACGGGGAGGAGACAGGCCACACAGAAGAAGTGGACTGGTACAAGCGTAGTACATACGCATGGAATCCAAAGGAGGACCAAGACAAGATTCTCCGTATCACAAAGTCAAGCATGGGTACATTCGGCTGGTGTCGTCATCAATACTATCTTGAGAAGTTCAAGGGACTACGAGGCGAGAGCCGTTATTATCACACTCGTGGATTGAATGTCCACGACCTCATGGAATGGTTTTGGGGTAACTTCACAAGCCAACAGGAAAGCGAGATACTACGTACAGAAGATATAGATACTGCGAGAGAACTCTTCCTATCATCTGCGCCCACCCCTCCTGAACCGTATGAGTTCGGTGAAGAGGAACAGATTCAACAATGGCTTGATTGGCAGTTCAGACGGTTACTTGCTACTAAGGGTAAAGACTGGCGACCTGTAGGTGTGGAGTCAAACATTCACGGCAATAGGTATGTCATCGTTGATGATGAGCCTATACCTGTTCATCTATCAGGATTCATTGATACACTCTTCAAAAGCGAAGAGAACGGCTTTGCTCTAATGGAATTAAAGACTGGTAAGTACAACAGTAGCAAGCCGGGAAACATGCGTAAGGAGATGGCATTCTACAAGATGATGTTGGAGAACAGTCCACACCATGAACTACTCCCTATCACCCATTGGGGATGGGAGTTTCCGGGTGGGGGCATAGAAGGCGGGACTGGTGCGAAGTTGCACTATGAGTCTGCTACTGATAAGAAGGGTAAGTTGGCTATGCGTAGCGTAGAAAACAATCTCGTCAAGTTAGTGAAGGCTCATCTGAACATGGAGTTTCCACCTGACCCATTCTTAGGAAGATTGAAAAAAGGAGTTCCAATGGAGGAACAGAAACTAAAATGCAATTGGTGTGATTACAAAAGCGACTGTGAATTTTGGTCGCTCACCGATGACTACTTAGACAACATAAAGGAGGAGATATAATGAAAGCACAAGGATTAGCAATACAACGTTTCTTAGAGGAATTTTTAGATGATGACTATTCGATAAGAATCATAGTCAAAGAGAATGGTAACTTACCTAACAGGGTTCCTTTCATTCGTACATCATACAGACAAACTACGATTGATTCATGGTTAGATGAAGAGACAGGCTTCCCTGATACGGTTGGTCCTCTCGATATTCTATACACTATTCATGCACGTTATCTTAAAGACGATGAAATCTTAGATACAATGGATAAATTGAAACAAGACTTAGACGACTTCCTACGAGCATTCCGGTGATTACATGCCGTTCGTGCCTATTGACTTTCCAAGAGAGGTCTTGGAATTACCTGCTAATGGTGAACGTGGGTGGCGACGAATTGTAAAGGATAGCGATGAACTACAACAGTATTGGCGTGGCAAGAACGGAAGTGGTAACGTATACTTCACGGCTTATGGTTACAATGAAACACAAGCCCCTAAGCATCATCGTGTTGATTACAACACTCCACGAATACACCACTTTGTAATGGACTTCGACTGTAAGGATTTCAAGAATCGTGGTGTTGATGTACCCTTTGAGATACCACACTCCGAAGTAATCAGTCTACACCGACACCTATCGGATAACAACATAGAACACTTCGTATGGTTTACTGGTGGAGGTTTTCACGTATGGGTTCCTCTTTCAGAAACAATTGAACCCGCCGATGGTTCTGAACTTTCACGGGTAAAGTATTCAGGGAGAGTACTCATCAACAAGTGGGAGAAGGTCTTGAGTCCTTTCCGCTGTAACGACCCTACAGTAGCGTTTGATACAAGCGGTATGATACGCATTCCCAACTCATTCAATGCAAAGAGAGATTGCTGGACTATACCACTAACAAGTGAAGAACTTACTACACTAACGTATGATGGTCTGATGGATAAGGCGATGGTTCCACATACTGGTTACATCAGTATGGGTGGAGAACGACTTGACTTTGAAATTATACAAAGCCCATTGATGACAATGACAGACATCAAGCCTGTTGATTTACCTACTGTAGCGTATGATGACATACATATCTTACCATGTTTAGCGCAAGCGGCAATGAACGGTGGTAACCCTACTGATAGAGCAAGGTATCACTTCGTGTCATTCCTTGCTGATAGATTTAGAATGTTCTTCCCTGCTTGGAAGGTGACAGAAGAAGAACGATTGACTCATGTTCCATCTATTGTTGACATATGCTCTCAACAGAACTGGGTGGACTTTGACCGTGACTATACCGCCATGCGAGTTGGTCATATTGTCAAGGCGGGGCATACTCATGCTTCCTGTACCACACTTTACCAAGAAGGTCTATGTGTCGGTAAGTGTAATTATCACGACGGAACGGGGGTAATGTGATGCCATCTGTACCGTGTACCGTTTGTGGACAGTATAGAGGAACCGTAAAGCCCGATAGATACTTTGAGGGTTATTTACGTATATGCTACGTCTGTAAACAAAAGGATGAAGTAAAAAAGAAGTATCAATGTAAATCGCTAAGAACTGGTGGAAAGAAAAGATGCAGACAGTTTCGTACACAACGAAGTGTTTACTGTGTGAATCATGTTAGAAGCAACATACCAATAAAGGAGGAAGAATAATGCCTAAGCCTGATTTGATAATTGATAGCAATGAGAGAGGAAGCCTATGCGAGTCCATAGAGCGACGAGCAACGAAGGCGGGGCTGAACATAGTCCGTAAGCCATTGCTTGTTGGAGACTACTTACTTGGTGGTGCGCTTGTAGAAGCGAAGAGTATTGGCGACCTATTCCAATCATCACACAACGGTCATCTATGGCGACAACTCGATAACATGGATGCCAATTACGAACGATTCTTCTTAGTCGTTCACGGGTCCATTGACAAGTACGTTGCAATGGCAAAGAAGAATGGTAAGAAGGTTACATATTCACGAATACAAAATGAACTCATGGGTACGATAGCGAGAGTTATGTCTGACTTTGAGTGCCAAGTATTCTACACGCCTAATCTAAGTGAGGCGGCAATGTTTGTAGTGAAACTACATGACAAACTCCACAAGCCAGCGAGCAAGCATGGCGCACACGCACTACGCCGTGTCTCGTCTAATGACATCCGTTTGGATATGCTGTTGGCTGTACCCTCCATTGGGAGGGAGATTGCTGAACGCTTGTTAGAACAATGCGGCAGTATCGAAGAAATGGTATTCCCTGAATCACTAAAGAAGGTAAAAGGGTTGGGCGACACCCGACGTAGTTTACTCGTTAAAGTATTAACAAGTGAGGAAGAGGTACGCCAAGCAAGGAGAAAAAAGGTTTAGCCTTATAAATCGGCAAAGAGAAAAAGGTTGTGGAATTATGACATCAGTAAAGGAATATAGAGCAGTACAGAAGTTTCCAATTTTGGATGCGTATCTTACGCACTTCTCAAGAACATCAATGAAGAATGAGATACCGGGTCTACTGTCATTCTTTTACATTCAAGGACAACTTGCATTACCATATGTTCGTATTCCGACTGGTGATACCCACCTCGACCCTCGTGTTCACGTCTTTTGGATTCAGCCATCAAGGACTGGTAAATCCATTGCATGGAACTTCGTTGGAGACATTATGGAAAATGTCGGTATTCCAATCGAGTTGTTTGCATCAGGTACAGACGCAGGACTGATAGGCTCTACAGAACAGATTGTAGATGAGCATGGAAAGCCTACTGGTGAGATGGAGACAGTACCGGGTTTGCTCGCAGGTCGTAAGGGTATCAACTTCGATGAAGGTTCCATTCTACTTACTCCAAACAAGCACAGTCAAGAGACTGTATTGTATCTTCAAACAGCGTGTAACCCTGTAGGAAGCGGGAACAACACACTCGTTAAGCACATGAAGGGCAACAAGGTTGAGTGTCCTTCTATGGTGTCGCTATGGATTACTACGTACCCACCGAAGGGTGTTAAGGACTACGTTCTGACTAAGGGTATTTTCCAACGTGTACTGCTTTACTGGGCGCATTGGGACATGGACGCAAGACAAGAAGTGAGTACACGTAGGCTTGGTACGTTCTTCAAACAATCCAAAACAATTGATTACACAAAGGATGACCTGTATGATTATTTCAGAACAAGTGAGAAGAGAATGCGGGACCGTCTACTCGATATGGGTGAGATAACATTCACCCAATGGGATGAACTATCCGAAGATGAAAGAGAAGATTTGGTACAGGAAAAGATGTGGACTATGTTCACCCCTGCGCCTGACTTTGATACAGCATTGTATCAAGCGTCTGATGAGATATACGACCTGCTTCGCAACATGGATGCGAGCATGTCTGAAATCGTTGCTTCGTTCACCCCTGCTGTTGAGAACTACTTAGGTATCTTCGCTACTCACATGGCTATTCTTGATGAGAAGTGGGTGATTACTGCGGACCACGTAGACATGGCTCACGAGATTCTCATTGACCTATTCCAAAACCTCATTGCTTGGCTTGAGGATTCCGTTGAAATCAATGGAAGTAAGGCTAAGGAAGGAAAGATTCACGATGACATGCTCAAAGCATACAAGGCATGCGCCCCATATGAGATTGATGATGAGGGTGATGGTTGGAGATTACAGATGAGTATATGGAATATGTATATGTCTAACACAGGTGTAAGCAAGAGTACAGCGCAACGGCACTTCAAGGACTACTCGGCGAAATTATTCAATCGAAAGAAGAGTTCAGGAAGAATGTACTACAGAAGAAAGGGTGAAAAGAATGAGTGACATAATGGCATTAGATATTGAAACGGGTAACTACTCTTGGGAAATAGGGGGATGGGATAAGACCGCATCTTTCGAGCCTACAGTAGTGGCTACATGGAACGGAGAGGATGGAAACATCTACTGTAACAAATCATTGTCTGTAGATGCCACAGTAAAGGCACTACACCCTCGTACATTAGGTGATGACTTAGATGCACACGTCAAGAAGGGCGGTGTCATTATCGGTCATAACATCAAAGCATTCGACCTCCCTGTATTACGGGATGCATTGGACTGTTGGACAGCAGGTGATATGCTGAAAACAGAAAGCGTCATTGATACAAAGAACCTCGTCAACAAAGCGGCTATGACACAACAGAAAGTCATGACCAGCCTCAAAGACTTGGTTAAGCATACCTTAAGCGACAACAAACTTATGAATAGTGAGGATGCGCCTAAAGCATGGAGGCAAGGGAAATATGATGAGGTGGCTAAGTATTGCTTAAGTGATGCTCAACTTACATATGACCTATATCAATTTGGTAAGAGCGAAGGCTACGTTCGTTCTCGTGCAGTAGACACGGGAGAATTAGTAGATATAGAAGTAGAATGGTGAACACTATGAAAAAAGAACAGGAACAAGGAAGAACAAATGCACAACAAATGAACATACGTGCGGCACGTACAATTGCTGATACCGTGAAGTCCACGTTAGGACCAATGGGTATGGATAAGATGCTTGTAGACGGGCATGGGAACGTTATCGTAACAAACGATGGCGCAACCATTCTACGTGAAGTAGACGTATCACATCCCGGTGGTAAGATGATTGCAGAAGTAGCAAAGACACAAGAGAACCTATGCTACGATGGTACAACAAGTACTGTCGTATTAGCAGGTGCGTTACTGGGTAACACAGAATCTCTCTTCGCTCGTGGTCTACACCCTAACGTCATCTGTCGTGGGTATCACGAGGCATCTCTCATGGCGACTACATACCTAAGTAATGAGGTTGCTATGTTAGCCGAAGGAAGAGAAGAATACCTTAAGATTGCACGTACTGCGATTACTGGTAAGACTCTTGAGAACGCTCTCGACAAGGTATCAGAACTATGTGTGTCTGCTGTCGAACAAGCAGGAAGTGCTGAATCAGTACGTGTGGTATCGTTCCCCGGTGGTTCGCTTGATGACTCATACCTCTTTGGTGGTGTGATTGTCAACAAGGATTTCGTACTTGAAGTAGAGGATGAAAAGGAAACCTATCGTCATTTCATGCTTATCAACACAGGACTTGATGTTGAAAAGAGTGAAGAGAATGTACAGGTACAGATTGATGCTTCGTCTTATTCATCATACAAATCCGCAGGTAAGGCTGATTTGATTTCAAATGCAAAGAGTATCGTAGAAGCATTCGACGGCAAGCATGGTATTGTCTTTGTACGTGATAGCGTAAACGACCACGTATGCGCCTTCCTCAAGAAGCATGGAATTATGGCTGTACGTCGTACTCCTGAATCAGTTATACGTGCGCTAAAACGTGCTACTGATAGCGTCATCTTCCAAACAGTTGATGACATCTCATCATACACTTCAACCGACATTACAAGAGAGAAGCACAATGATGTATGGCATTTGTTTGTTTCTAATAATACTGGTGAAAGTAAGGAAGCAACACTCGTACTTCGTGGTGCTACTTCGCACACACTTGAAGAAGTCGAACGTGGGTTTGATGACGCTCTTGGAGTTGTATCGTTGGTCATGGCTAATGATAGGATTGTTGTTGGTGCAGGTAACGCATACGCTCGTATGGCTGTCTATCTACGCAACCATGCGGCTCAAGTGGGTGGTCGAGCACAGATGGCTATCGAAGCCTTTGCAGATGCTTTAGAGAGCATTCCTATGACCATTGCAGAAAATGCTGGTCAAGACCCTCTCGATACGATTCTTGAAATGAGACATCAATTGATGGAAGGTAAGACTTCTATTGGTCCTGATGTCGAGAACGGTGGTGTATGCGACGTTCTTGCGCTCGGTGTTATCGAGCCTGTAGAACTTGTACGACAAGCGGTATTGAGTGCGGCGGAAGTTACGAATGCTATCCTACGCATTGATGACATCATTGCACGTCGAGGCATGGAATAGATGGGACGATTGATTGACCGATTAAAGGTCAAGTGCCGTAAGTGTACACATTGGCATATTCCACATCGCCTAACGGCGAGATACCTTGACGGTGAAAGTAAACGTATTCATCTCTTTCAATGTAAAGAGTGCGGTGCGTTTTGGATTGATTCATCTTTTAATCAACAGTAGCAAACCATGTAGCAACAAAACCTGCTATGAACGCTATCAAGAAAAGGATAAGAATTGTCATATTACCAACTGTTTATGACGGCTTGTGTAGGCGGTGTACCCCAACTGCTCGGCCATTCATTGAGGTTGATAGTGCCGTCAATAAAATACAGACCGTGTTCAGCATACTCGAATTGAGTAAAACCTGCGTTGTGCATTCCCGTTGTCATCTCTTGTGGTGTCATCATAGCATCTCCGTAATTTGAAAGTAAGTGAGAGTATTGAGAGCCGCCCCTATGCTTGTACTGCTTACCACATGAGCGAAGTGAGCAACCTTATCACCCGCATCCAATTTGATTACTGCTGATATTTGCGTATCTGCGCCGTTAGCACTTCCTCTACGAAGCCGAATAGCATATCCTCCACCACTTGCGGGTGATACTTGGATGTTAGACATAGACCATGAAACGGAAGTCGTCGTGTAATAACTACACGCTACGAGATAATAGCCATCTCTCGGAGCAGTATATTCATTGTTGGTTGTACTAAAGTCAGAGCCTACATTCCACAATGTTAAATCATGTGTTATCTTTGTCGCCCCTGAACTGTAACTCATATTCCCTGAAAGATAGGCGAAGAACTTCGATGCCTTAGCGTTGATGGCCGTTATTGCCGTGGTATTACCATTCGCTAATAGTGTGTTACCTGTAATAGCAGGGTCGTTAGCGGCCTGTGCCATAGCGTCTGTGTACTCCGTTGCGCCGTCAGCGACGTTCAGCATGGTTCGCACATCTGCGGGGGATATTTCTTCAATAATACCTGCACCTGCGCTGTCTCTTCCAAGTAGTTTATTCGTCGCTGATACATCTTGCATCTTAGCATAAGTAACTGCATCAGCCGCAATAGTAGCCGCTACTGAACCTGAACCGCTTGCTGTAACATCACCTGTTAGTGCTGTTATACCCGCCGCCGCTGTTGCCGCCCATTTAACACCTGATGCTTCTGAACTATCTGCTGTTAGAACATGGTTGTTAGTGCCGACGCTAAGTATAGTTGCATCACCTGAACCATCTCCTACTACTATCTGTCCTTTGGTTCCCAAATCGCTGTGCATAATTGCACCTGCGGCGTTGACATTGGTTGCGTCTGTAACGTCAGCACTTGCTTCGATTGCATCTAACTTCGTTTTGTCTCCGTTAGCAAATGCCCCTTCAGATGGAGGTTGTTGTGCGCTGTCAGCCTTTGCTCCTTGTGCGGCAGTAGCATATGCGGAGGCCGCAGTAGTAGCGGCAGTTCCAAGACTAAGATGCGTTGAAAGCGCACTTGCATCAATACCAAGAGCGATAGTCCCACTTGTTGTAATGGGAGAACCTGAATCCACTTGTATACCATCTGAACCGCTTACCGCAACAGAAGTTACTGTACCTGTTCCAAGCACTTCCACTTCATTCCACGAAGAGTTAGTTTTATCGTAAACATATTGTTTTACTGTTTGCCCAAACGCACCTGCTGAATTGAAATTTACTGTGTTACTCCCATGAAGATTTTTTATAGTTATCAAATAACCATCGGGAAAAGTACCACTCGGTGATACTGTACAAGTACCACCGGGTGTTAGAATAAGATAATTTTCATCAGCCGAAGTTACTGTTATACTTGTAGCAGTAGAAGATAATACTGAATCAAATACACGTCGAGTGAAACGGTTTCCACTTGAATCCTTCCCTGTGTAGAAAAGGACTTGATTACCTTCACTATCGTATGATTGCCACATAGCACCAAAACGACTTCCGGACATAGAACCTGCTTCACTTCCTCCATGTAAATTATCAAGGTCCGTATGTGAATCAATAGCATTAGTAGCCGCTACTGCCCCTGATGTAACAGGTGAAAAGTAAATTGGAGAAGGTCTGATGAATACTCTCTTATCATTTATTTCAGTTACTTTAATGTTTAAATCACCGGAACCTGATGAGTATACACATCGTAATGTGGCGAGGACTACTGATTGTTTTACAGCCAATGAAGATGAAGGAAAATTAAGAAACGCCGAAGGTGCAAGGGGGTATGATGCACCAATAGTAACAGGGGAACCCATTTCCCACCCTATTGAGTTATTTGCATTGTCTGAATTAACATAGATAACAACTATTGCTTCCTTCCCTGATGTCAATGCAGAAGGGGAACCAGCCTTATGTGCGCTTGTACTGATAAGGTCAATGTCTATGTTTGTAGAACTTCCAAAAGCATACATTACACCATCTAATACTGCGTAACCACCTTGTAGATTTACACGGAATAATGAAGAAGAACCAACACCATTTACTCGACCTGCTAAGTTGAGAGGATTGTTCCTATCACCATCTGCCTTTGCAGTATCTTCTTCAAGTAATATTCCATTCCCATGTATACCTTCAAAGGCATTTGTAAGCGTAGGACTGATGATGTGCTCACCATCAAACAAGCCATCTTCCGCTGTAGGTGTGGACACACTTGTATGTGTCGTTAACGTCATGTTCGCCTTTGTATGCCCCGATAATGGATTTCCTGTCATCATGCCACCTCAATTGTAATTTCAATTTTCACTTCATTAGAATTATTTTTAGTAATTGGTTTAATGGTGAATCTACTTACAGGAGTAAAACTTGTCGCACCCCTTGTTTGAATATATACTTCCTTTATGGATTCAGTAAAGGCTTCTGTATGTGGTAATAATGCTTCTACGAGTAATGTGGAATCATCTACTATGGTAACCGTAGGCGTGAGTGTGATGGCAGGTCGCCCTGCTGAACCATCGTCGCTGGTCGCTGGTGTACCGTCAAATCCTAAGATAACCTCGTTTATGTTATCTCTTATCGTTTCGATAAGTAGACGGCGTATATGGTTACTTACTGGAATCCTCCAACCCTCCTTTTTTGTACTACAGTCATACCCTTATTTCCTCCTACGGGTTGACCACTTCCACCAATTGTACCTCTTGTTGTTCCACCAATAAGAATTGCGGTATTCATAACGTGATTTTCAACTATTTTACTTTCTATCTTAAGTTCTATTTTACCAAACATAGCAAGATTAACATCAACTATTTGTATATTATTATTAGGATTTGATTTATCCGCTTCTACTGTAACACCTTCATTGATACCTTGTAGTACACCTTCCAATCCTACTTCAACATTCATTAATGAAAAGTCGCTTGTATTACCAAACGGGAAGTGTCGTACTTCTGTAACAATTTTATTTTTACCATCATGTTGTACAGTCATACCGGGTCTTACATTCAACGAATTATAGTTTCCAGTTATTTGCATTTTTCCTTTCATCAATGATTGTCCACGAAGAATCTTTCTTCCCACTCTTCGTGCGCTCGAAATCGTTCTTACTGTATGGTCAACAAAGGGTGCAGGTGATTCACGTATTTCTTCTGTCTGTGATTCAGCATCATCAACAGATACTATGATTAAATCATTTAACGCTAATGGTAAACCTTGTACTGTTACTCTATTCGGAGAATCGTCTATTGGATTTTCTTGTATCGAAATAGGTGCTTTATTTGTAATGTTTACATCGTTTTCACTAAACGTCAATGGTATGTATAACAAGTTCCCAAAGGTGTCTAACAATATCATTCTTCCATCTTGCCTTGCTAAGTATCTAAGCGATGTCATAAGGTTTGTATTAAAGAAATCGTGTGCAATAAATCGTGTACTGTGATGTCTATCACTTGATACTGTATTTTCTGGTCTACTGATATTCACACTTGTTACTCCAGTACTAACCGATTCTCCTAATTTTATGGCTAAGTCTGTTGTTCTTAATCCAATATCGAGAGGCTGTCCCATTTTCACGGCATCATGAGTAAATCCTATGTCATCAAGAGTACGACTTTTCATATTCTGTAAATGCCCAAAAACTCCTATTGTACTATCTTCTATAGATTTTAGAACTAAACGTTCGGAAGGGCGCAGTTCATTGTATAGAAGTGTTGGAACGTTGCTTGAAGATAAACTTTCACCATTAAAATATGGCTTACCGGTGTACTCATGACCGGGTGTTTGAGCGTGTGTAATCTGTACTCCTGATTCACCCTCAACAATCTGATATGATGATTGAGGCATAACCTGTAGTGTGCGGGTATTGTTTTTTTCTACAGTAATTTTTGGCTTCGATGAAGTTTGTACGCTTACACGAGCATGATGAACAGCATTGTCAACAAACACCGGCTTACGCACATGACTCATGACTTCACTAACATCGGTGTTAAACCGACCAGTAGTAGTATTTTTGATAACAGTCATCAGCAGTTCCACCGTTTAAGGGATGCCCCTTTAGGTGTGAGTTTGCCTTTCTTACTTGTAGGTCCTTTCATTCCACCCATGCGAGCACAAAACGATTTACGACGCTTTGCTTTCTTAGAGCCGGGTTTCAGTTTACTGGGTTTAGTAGTAACTGGAGGTTTTAAATTAGCACCAGACTCTCTTTTAGCGGCGGCTCGACCTTTAGCGTTCAAGCCACCTTTTCGATGATGTTTGTTAGGGTTGTAACCGTGAAACGGTTTACTCTTCTTTTTTGCTTTCATTAATGCAAATGCATTTTCCATAGGAGTGCAACAATTACAAAAGTCGTAATCCATCATGAGCCATCACCTGTGTGGTCTGATGTGTTGTAGGTTACATCTCCTTTATGTCCTTTAGGGTGCAGGGCTTGTGAGAATCGTGGGAGAACGGTAAAGTCCATGCGCTTTACCTTTTCATCACTATCAATACGAGAACGCCTTCTCGGTGCATCAGAACGATAATGTTGCAATGTATTTTCACTTATGACAAGTCTTGTAACTTCGTTATTGAGTAATGAAGAATCGAATGACGTATCACTTATTCCAATAATCTTCGGTCCTTTGCTTACTGGTACACTTTCGTTTGATGATACGTTCATTACATAGGCTGGTGCATATGGAGGATTGGTATCAGGATTAGTTGCTCGGATATAATATCCTGAACTTGCTCTACCGTTACTGGTTTCATACAAGAATAGACCGTACTTTCCTCCACCAGTAGCGGAGAAGTAGTTTGCACCATATTGCGGAGATGATGAGTGTAGTGCATTGTTAGGTCTGAAAACTTCTACGTGTTGCTTGTCAAGTAGTCTTACGGTTCTTAGCATAAACGTAATACTTTTATCTGTAAAATTAGTCTGTGCGCTACTAACGAAAACATTTGTTTCATATGGATTTGCTGTTTTATTTGACCCATCTATACCGCCCCAATCTTTGTCGCTTACAGGAGACAAGTAATTACGAGTCTCGGCCAAATATGTACCACCTAAAGGATTGAAGTTGGAAGTGTGTGTATAACGCATGACACCACCTTGTGGCTGTCCAGCGAAGGTCAAACTTGTCAAATCGTAGTTACCTAATGTTTGCGAACCAGCGGTCAATCCACCTTGCAGAACAACACGCTGTCCCACGTTTCTGTCTGTGTGTAGACTATGTGCTTCGGTATTGATTGCCATCATGTTGTCGTCCACACCTTCTATGTTTTCGCCGTCAATACCTATACGTGGACTTGAACGACTCACAGCATCCTTGTGTGGTGTCTCACCGCTGAAATCTTCTACTCTATCACTTGCTACGGCTTCTGGTTTTAACAGTCCATTTTCATCTATACCGAGTCGAGCACTTATTCCACGAGGAACTTCATTAGGTTGCAGTACATCATTTCTTGCTCGTATCAAACCTTCTGATGTATTCGGTTCAGCGGTATTGTGTGACAACACTACACCTGTTGTATGATACGGTTCATCAACATCAGTAATCAAATCTTCATTAAATGCAGTTGGGTATCGAACACCTCGCCCGTTACCCATGTCTCCTATTCTTTGAGCATGAGTTGGCATGAATACATCTACTAAATTATTAGCATCGTTGTTGTTAACATTGTTAAGACGACCACCAAATCTTGGTACTTTTAATCCGTCTGTTACATTTGAATCTGCTAAATCAGTTATATTTTTCAAGTTAACAAGTGGTTGACCATTATTGTATAGACGTTGATATGGAGTTCTATCACTCACTCTATCGTACTCATAAGCATCACTACTATCCCATGCGGGTCTGATACCAAACCCACGTACAGGATAACGGCGTATATCTTCACCACGAGTATTACCCCACCAATCAACGAGATAGTAATTTACAGCACTATGAATTGAATCAATACCCTTTCCAGTAGCATCGCCCCACCAATCTCTTACTACTGTAGATGCATTACGTAATGTTCGTACAGGGCATCCAAATGCTCTTGTCATACGCATACCGTTTCCATAACGCACTTGCCATTCTGGTTTATCGACTCCGAGCATACCGCTAAAGTTAGTTTGTCGTTCCATAACACCAACGTATGTGTTAGGGTAAGTAGGAGAAGCACCTCCTGTCGGTGCAGAATCACCTCCACCGTATGTCCATGTTTGAGTTTCTTGCTGTACAAGAGGACCGTGTTGATAACCAGCAATTGTGTTAGAACCAGTAATACTCGCTTCTCGATATGCCCTCATTCCATACAAAGCCCATTGAGGTTTGTTGTATGGTTGACGTAGAGAGAAGCGGTAACCGAATGGCCGTGTTCGTGTTTTTACAGGAGTAAAAGTAAGAGTTGAATTTGTATTAGAGGCAGTAGCATTAGCACTCAATTCAAATGTAGTAGCATTCGTGATAGATAATACGGTTGCACCACTTGCTATACCTGTACCACTTACTCCCATACCTACTGCTAACTTAGTAGTAGAATCCATTGTAACAGTAGCATCTGTGTTTGTAGTATCACAAGTAGCATCTGTAAAGTTATCATAAACTGATTTTGTTATTCCTAATGATACAGCGTATGAACCATCATCGTCGTGGTCAACCCACACAGGACCATCAGAAGTATATTCTAATGGATAATCCCACGAGGCTGATACATATCCATACCCATCGAGTCTACTCGTTAAAGGACCACCACGGCTTCCACAAGGCCAATAGTGATTCAGTAATGGCGCACCGCTTGATTGCGTTGCAGTATCTGTAGAACCATCAGCACCAGTTTTAACATTTGAATCAATAGTTGTGTGCGCCGCACTTCGTTCTAATGTAAATACAGTTGCAAGAATTGATTGAGCACCGCCGCCGTTAGGATTAGTGTACGTAATTGTATGCGACCCTGTTATGGCAGTAATCGAAAAAGTTTCATCGTCAATGTTTATCAAATCTGATACTACAAGTTGAGGTGCAGAAGTAGTGGTAATTTGAGATAATATTTGATTTGCAGTAAGAGAAACCGTACCGCTAAATGCGTTCGTTGTTCCATTACCTATTACAGTCATAGGGGCAGTAGGAGTACCTGCACCTGATGGTGCTTTAGTAAGTATAGTACTGGGTTTAGTCGGTGTAGCGATATTGAATGCGAAAGGACCTAAACTTGCATAGTACGTTGCGTCGTGGTAATGTACAGTTTCAAAATGTTCGGGCATACTGTTCAATGGTTTTGACAGTACGGCTCTATCAGTAAGTGGATTCAACCATGTTCTTGAAGAATCAGAATAGAATGTATGAGGGCGACCAAGATTAGGATGCCATAGACACAAATACGCATCACCCATGTGCAGACTATTGGTATCTCTTGAACCATTGAATGCTTGATTATCTGCTAATAATGAATGCGTGATAACACTTGTACGAGTATCATTGAAAATTGTACCAGCAGGTCTAAAGTCATAAGCACGAGTCAATCGAATTTTTGTTCCCACAGTTAAATTATTTGTAAAATTACTCGATGCAGTAATAGTAAAACGGTATGGTTTGTTCATGTAAGAAGCGTCATTACCACTTCTTTCTGTATATGTGTGAGTTCTTCTTACACCGTCAGCATCCGTATATTCTAATTTCATACCGTAATGAGGCACTTTAGGGAATCCTCTTGCATCATCAACAGTTATTACAGTAACAGGGGAATTTATTTTACTCACTACAGTACATACAGGTGCAAGACTGATGTTCTCAAGGACATTAGAATAAAGGTCAGGATAGTTGGAAGGATAACCACCAAGCGTTAATTGGCATCCTATACTTCCAGCACTCGCTCTCAAGAACTCATAGTAATTGTCGAGTCTATGAATGGACAAATGACGTATTCCATCTGCTGATGAATCTTCGGGTCCTGATTCATGTACAATAGACCACCACGGAATGTTACTTGTTATTCCCGGTGTTGCGTATGCAAACATACTACGATTGTAAGGTAAACTTCGACGTGTGAATGCTGGTGATTCTGATGATTGCACACCCAACGGATTGTATGACATAAGCGGTGGAATGTTTGTAAATTGGCTTCCGTGGTCAGGGTCATGGTCTATCATTAATTCGTTAATGAATAATTCACACCCTCTTACATCAGCCATTATTGCTTCGGCAAGTACAAGTCCCAAACCACCTGTACCTGCATCGGGTTCTCGTATACCTACAACTAATGCAACTTGCTGGCTGGTCAGTTCGTTTACCTTATCCCCTGTCTCATATGGTGCTTTTGTAGCAACGCTATGATTTTGATGGAAGCCTAACAGTTGAGATTTGTGTATGTTTGGTTGAATAACAATTTGATAAGCACCGACTTCACTTGGGTCAGGGAAGTGATGCTTCAAGGTGTACGTAGCGGCGGCTTCCAATACGATTGTATGACCACCCTTTGAGTTTACAACACCTGCTTGACCCTTTGATGCAAGAACTCCATAACCATCATACTTGACCTTAGTTTCAAACATTAACGTGAACGCACCACCGTGTATATCACTCGGTCCACTTGGAGTAGCGGTCATAGTTCCTATAGTGATACTTGGGTCATATCCTGTTATTTGGTCAGTAGTAGAAGAAGGAATTGTAGAAACATCTAACGCTGTATCATTGATGAGTGTCTTTTCTGTATTAGCAACAAAGGCTGAACGTTCTGCTCTATGTAGCCCGTACAGTCCTTGATAAGCAGGATGCGCCCAATGACCGGGTAACATTGCCTGTGTAGCATTAACAAAGTGATGACCCATTCGTGGAATAGCCATAGGTGTGAGAATTGGTTTTTTGTATGTCTCGTAAGGTGTTTCCGTTCCTCCACTGGATAAATACAATGAATGAGCCATATCAGGACTGTTCCCACTTACTTCTGCGTGGTCACGCATTCTTCTTGCGGCAAAGAAGCGATTGCTTCCAGCAGGTACATAATAAGAAGGAACGACCTTACAAGCAGTAATTGAACTTGCCACCATAGAAGTAAAGTTTGCATCTCCTTTACATCCTGTAAACGTACTTCCTGAAATGTTAGTAAATGAGGCCACACCGCTTTCTCCAGTAGTTGGATTGTGTAATCTTAGATACTTCTTTACCAATGCACCCCCAACCCAATCAGCATTACCGAATCCACCAACAAACAAATTTGCATTAACAGCAGTATTAACAGTTAAAGTAGTTCCAACAAACGATACACCTGTTAAATCATTATACACAACACCGTTAGCGTGTGAGTATGTTGTTGGGTAACGGTGCGTGTGAGAGTTACCGTTCTTTGTTACGTGGAAGTATAATGAACGGTCATGAAGTTCGTATGAGGTCTTTAGTGGTGCATTGTTTGTTGAAGATTTCCATCCTTTTCTTGTCATTTCAGGGAACAATTCTTCTGATAAATTTTGGCTAATATGGTCGTACTCATGGTCGCTAAACGTAGGACCTAATCGTGGTCCGTCTGTTGTATCAGTAAATATACCATCTATGTCCGAATCTATTCCGGGTCTTAGCATACCACCTGTACCCATAGTTTCTGTTTGATAGGCTTGTAATCTATCAAAACCACTACGGATAATTATGTTTCCGGGTATAGAATCAGGATTGGGTAATTGTATTTTCAAATTGGGTTCGACACCACTTCCCGCTTCCGCTGGTGCTAACCCTTCTGCGGTTCTATCTGATACCTGTTTAAAGGAACGAACAATGGTTCCAAACGGTGAACCACCTTCTATTGAGTGTACTTGTCCTGTATCATCTAAAACTTCAATACTTTCAAACTGTATTTCTTCATTTGGTATATCTAAAATATCTCGCAATCTATTTGGATGCAATTGCGCTAATTGTGGATGACTTATTTCCTGTGCTTGAATAATTGGGAACATAGCATTATTCGTTGTTTCAAAGGTGAATCTATTATTTCCAAGTAGTTTTTCACCAGTTAAGTATGCGTTAGTACCGTCGCTACTCACTCTTGTAACAAATGGTACTGCACCTAATCCACGAGCATTTACCGCTGGAAGTGAAAGATTACCACCATCCATGCGCTTCCATACTACATTTTCAACTGAAAAATTGCGAGCAGAAGAATATTCATTTGCTTTGTATGCATTTATATCTCCCCACCAAAAGTCTCGACCATAACTGTATCTTGATGTAACGTTTGTAGCACCAGCCGACCCATCAGAAGGAAGAGAAGCCGCAAGATAGTACTCTAATCTCAAGTTTCTTCTATCACCAGTGCCGGGACTTTCATCTAAATCTAAGAACAAATCTCCAGTTTCAGCAAAACACGGTTCTGCATTTGCAAGTAAAGTATCGTTAGCAACAGGTGCTACTGTTATACCGCCTTCAACGTATGAATCTAATGCCGTACCAGCAAAGGGAAGTGGTGTACCATCAGAAGAAGTAGCAATCAATGCTTCTACGTTAGGACCAGCATTCGCAGGTGCAGTAAAACGCTCACTATTGTGTATACGTTCATCCCATTGAACAGTACCAGCGAATTTTATTGCATCTGTAGGGTCTTGAGTATCAACATTAGTTTTTGAAACTACAGTCAACCAATCTCCAGTAGCAGTAATCCCATCACGGTCATGCTTGGCAACCAAAGGAAATTCACTTTCATACGAAATTACAACAAATGCCCGACTGTATACTCCCTGTGGTTGATGCAAATTTTTGATTACATCAAAGGATGTACTGTCATTATCATCATGATAAATAGGTTGACCGCTATTCCCACCGTCATTATATCGTGAAGCATAATCTGTGACATTCCCTGTGTAGTAACTATCAGTATGTGCTAATCCTAAATTCCATGTATACGGGGTGGCAACACCTGCGTTAGTACCACCTACACCATTCAATATTCGAGAGGCTTCGGGTGACCATTTAATCGGTTTTGTATGAGGTAAATGTCCATAGGCTGTCATACATGAATTACTTGAACCATATGGACTGAAACCGAGTTTAGCATGCCAAGCACCAAGACCTGCACCGTAACCTTCTGTACCAACCTTTAGCGAGTTAAGGTATGAGTAACGCTCACCAGCCCATCCGACAGCACCTACAGGTCGTGTACGGTCTATAGCATCGACAATACCACTAAAATGCACTTGTGTCATATGGTCCCTTGCTGTTTCGTTTTCATTATTGAAACGGTGAACACCCGCTTTTGACCATACATATAATTTTGAAGGCGCACTTGATAAATCTGGTATATCATCAGCCGCCGCATAACTTCCTGCCAATTTATCTTCGTATACTTTGACATCTTCAAATACAGGCAGTTTACTGTGTTTATTGGGTGCTAAAGCAAACACAACACCCCAAGCACCGCTTTGATATATTACTTCACGACTGTGATAAGGCGCATAACACGGTATGTCTCCTGCGCCTGATACACCAGTTGTACCACCTTCACTTGTTCTTAACCACCCACACGCTGGTATTTGTTCAAGTATAGCCTGTGTACCACCTGACATAGTTGCTCTAACTTCAACATATGAATTTGTTAAATCAAAATCTCCGCTGTTTGCCGCTGGAACTGTATACGTAGCAAAATCTAATTCTATCCAACCGTATCTATCTTGACGCATGGCATTCCCCATAGATGGTGCAAATGTACCACCCATTGCTTTTATTGCGCTCTTTCCGGGGAACTCATTCATAGCCTGTCCAAGTACAGTAGCAAGTTCTTCACCGTTTTGACATCGAGTAGCATCGACTACAACTAATTCTGGTTCTACTTCCGATAAAGTAACATCAGAACTTCCTGTTAAAATAGCCTTAGCCATTAATCCTGATACTCTAAACGCTGTAGGGTGAACTATGTTTGTTCCTCTTTTAATTGCATAATTACTCTTAGGGTGTGAAGGGTTGAAAGCCATTTGATTATCTAACCATGAGCCACCGGGATGATAACCACCGTCCATATGGAATGTCATATCAGCACCCATTGCTATACTGTAATACATTGCACCTACGTGCTTGTAGGGATGTGCCTTTTTCATATCGGCAATATTGTTAGCATTCACAGTTCCAATATAATTAAAATGTTCACCATAATGATAACCGTGGTCTGGTCTTTGCATAAGACCTACACCTGAACCTCCTGCATCACCTATGTTTGGAATACCTTGTGGTGGTGACCAATTCCAACCATAAAGCCAATGGAAACGATTTCTTGCATTTTGATGTGCTAATGTAGGAGGTGAATATTGACCTGCCTCATTTTTAATATCGTTAGGCAAGTTCAATCCATACGGTACTTTACTCCATGTGTTTCCTGTAGTAACTACATAGCCGGGATGCGGTTGATTATCTGAATTTGCTGATGCTTGTTCAGTAAACGGGAAAGCCTGTCCGGGTCCGTATATTGCAAACATTGTATGTGTTTCTGTATGCGCTCTTACAGTATCACCACTTGATGGGTCATATCTTGCATTTGGATTTGCTACTCGTAAAATTACAGGTACAGGTCTTTGTAAAATAGTACCAGCCGTATATCTTGCTTTTACGGGGGCTGGTAATGCCGAGTTAACAGGGAAACTTCCGTTATCTAAATCAGTAGTAAGCCTGTTTGCACTATTGAAGAAAGGTGAATTAATACTTGCTCTATGCTGATTTAAAAGTGCTGTAGCGGGGAAGAAAGACAAAATTGCATTACAATCTACAATAGCGAAAGAAGTTGAAATTTCGTTGGCGTTTTGTATACCAGCAGTACCAGTAGGACCTGTAGAATATGGATGAGTATAGAAATCTGAATAATCATTTTCAGTACCATCATTCACATCCATCACCACACCGCTAAATCCACCACCAAAGTAAAGTGGTACGCTATGGTCATTGCTGTCTCTGCCGCCCTTGAAGTAAATTAGAGGTTCAGAATCCACAGAACCATATGAGCGATAACCACCAATTTGTTGTTCAGCAAATCTCTGGAGTACGTGTTCTTGATTTGTTACGTTTTTAGCACCAATATTTGATACCCAATCATCGTTTGAGAACAAATCATTCCATGTAACTTCTGTTAAAGAATTTGAACCATTCTTAGATTCTAATAGTGAAAATTGTTTTTCTTGGTAATAGTATCGTAAACGCTCACCATAAGATGGTTTCTTTGCTAA